ACTGGCAATGCTTCTCAACACGTCGAAGCGCATCTTGAATGGGGGCCGGGTGGAGGCACACCATTCGCCTTCACTAACGCTAACCTTGAAATGGCTGAAAACAATGGCATCGCTAACATTCTAAAAGCGATGGGTGGTGCTCGTGCCGTTGGCGCTCATACTAATAATTTCTTCCGTGTTGAATGGAAACCTACTCCGAGATGACAAAAATCCTTTGGTTTTTCTTTACGCTTCTTTCACATGTAACATGTAGAAAGTGTTATCACTGTGGGCGATATAGTTCCGTTAGTAACATGTGCCAAAAGACTAACCATACTTGAATTTGCAAAACTTGCTAGAAAGTCAACATGTTAAATGACGGCAATCAGATGCGTGAACAAACAACAAGAAAACGATTTGTTAAAAGACGTTCAAGAACACGACAGGTTGTTGCGCGGCAATGGTAACACCGAAGGTTTATTACATTCTGTGCGCGATTTACTAGAAGAAGCCAAAAGCCGTAAGCGACTCCAACAGACTATCTTAATTGGCGTTATTAGTTTGCTGGTCGAACGAGTTTTAACTCTTTTATCAAAGTTAACATGAAAAGCTGGAAAATGATGACTGGCGGCGTTTTGCTCGCGATTGGATCATGGGCAGCCGGTCAGGTTGAGGTGGTGTGGCTTTGGAAACTTGGCCCACTGTTCCAGAGCCTTGGTGCGCTATTCATTAGTTTTGGCCGGGACAATAATGTGCCTTCCGAAGCCGTACCAGGCGCCGCGAGAAACGCCGATAAGATCAGGCACGATACCCAGTTCACAACGAAAGAACCATGATACGTGGACCTCTTAACCGATTATCTGCGTGCCGTCGCGCTTGGTCTAGTCGTCGCGGGCTTGATTATTTTGTGGAAACATTGTAAGCACCCGCCGAAATGAAACTACTCGCATTAGCATTATTCACGGCAGTTTTGTTGACTGGTTGCAGCTCGTTTCACGTCACGCAGACCGATGAAAGCCCAAACGAACGAACTATCAGAACGGAAATCACGGCTACCGCGTTCTTCTCGTCTGCCCAAAACCTCTCGAAGCTCAAAGCGCTCCAGACGGATAAGACCCAATCGTTCGGAGTTGACGCACTCGGGCAGCAAGGTGCGACCAACACGGTCGAAGCCCTAAGACAGGTGGTTCGGATTCTGGAACTTTTACGCCCCACACCATAAAAACACTCGCCCTACTGGTTCTATTGCTGCCCGTCACGTCGCTTGTGGATGGGCAAGAGAATAACTGGAATTGGACCTGGACTGCACCAGAGCCGCCGCTACCAAACACCCAATACTTGGACTACGGTTGGGATTCGACGAGTAACGGTGTTCCTCCGATCTCCGCGCTTTATCTAAGTAGAATCAGTCCGCGCCTATTTGTTAAGGTAATGCCAAATCCACCCTTTCCCCCTTCGGCCATAAGGTATCCGGCCACAGTGGCAAAAGTCACTAACGCAGTCGATACAATCAGTATTCCGTTGAATCTGGAACTAGGCGCTCTTGAGTACGACCGAGTGCAGGCTTGCGCGACCTCGCGAGGTCAAACCGTGCAGACATTTCTGACTGAAACGAACAAGGCCATAATCCGCGATATTGCTGTCCTAGAGGAAGGTAATCAGATGAACCTGATGCTGCAACGCTGGAATATGGCAACTTACGCAAAACGCTGCGCAGCATTGGAAGCGTTGCGATGAAGGACGCCAATGGCATGGGAAATCAGATGGAAACGAAAGGGCGCGAAGTACGACGATCCGATTCGCGAGACTTGGACACTCCACACGCCATTGGCCCGGACCCCGGAGGAAGCCGGCGCGATGGTGACGGTGCTTTTGAAACAGCATGATCCTCCCGTACTGACTATCGTGACAGAGGAACTGCTAAAAAAGCCAGAGATCAAGAAAGTGCTTGCCACGAAACCTTTTGAAAGAGTAAACATGAAATCTTAATGAAGAAGCTCGATTCAATCCGTTCCACCATAACCCACGGATGGCCGCAGGCCACGTTTTGGGCTTCTTCTTAAGATTCATAGGGTAAATCTCAAAAAATGGACGATTCTGTAACATCTAACCTAGCCGCTGAAAAGGTTAGTCCTTTTCACCAGCAAATGCTTGAGGATAGTAAGGTTTTAATGAAGCGTTCACGCGATGTCATGGTTAAGTATTACGGCAAGTGGGATTTGGCTGACCAAGTATTCCGTGGTATAAGGCCGAAGGATTCGGAGGACATTAAAGCGCGCGAACGTAAGGAACCTGAGAAGATGGTTGTTCCTATTTCTTACAGTCAGATTCAAACTTTCGTAGCGTTTTGCTACTCGCTTTTCACGCAACGTGAAAAGATGTTTGAGGTTGTTGGTTTCGAGGCGGATGACGATAAACCAGCTAAGGTCGGTGAAGCCTTGCTAGCGCGCGACCTTCGACACAACAAATTCGAGGCTCTTTTACAGCAATTCTTGCTCGACATTGCGCGCTTTGGCCTTGGAGTTTTTAAGGTTTGTTGGACCACTGATAAACAAATGGTTCGAGAGACGATCACAACTCAACCAATGTCTGTTTTCGGTGTCAAGCTCACGAACGGTCGACAAATAGAGCAAGAAGTTGAAAAGATCAAGTACCAGGGTAATAAGATTGTTCATATCTCACCCTACCGCTTTTTTCCTGACCCGCGCTTGCCATTAGTCCGTTTCCAAGAAGGTGAGTTCTGTGGCTCAGAAGACTTATACTCAATGGCAACACTCCGTCAATGGGAACATGAAGGTAAGATTGCTGGTGTGGATTTTATCAAATCCTTCGACCGTTCTGAGTACGAAAAAGTTGGTGGTTATCGCTTTGACTACGATGCTGAAAACATTGGTGTAATGGCTCCTGGTGCAACAATGGTTGGTAGTGGACAAATCAAGAAAACTGTTGTCATAAGTGAGATTCAGAGGGTCATCGTTCCTGCTGATTACGAGGTTGATGGCAAACGTCTTGGGACGGAGAAGCGGCCTACGAAGTATAATATCTGGATGGCGAATTACAATCGCATTATCAAGTGCGAGCCTTTAGGGTACGTGCATGATGATTTCACTTACTGTTGCGCGCCTTTTATCTTTGACGATAATACTTACCTTAGCGATAGCTTGTCTGATAGCATCGCGGTATTACAAGATGTCATAACTTGGTTCATAAACTCTCGCATCACGAACGTTCGTAAAGTCATTCAAGATAAACTTGTTGTCCACGCTAAGAACATCGAAATGGGAGACTTGGAAGATCGTGCTCCGGTTATCCGAATGAAGTCAAGTGCACCTGCTGACATAAATAAATCAATCATGCAGCTTGCCTTACAAGATGTCACTACAAACCACATTGGTGACGCAAAATACCTCCATGAAATTGTTCAAACTGTTACTGGCATCAACGATGCGCTTCTTGGACAATTCCAACCCGGCCGGCGTCCCGCTGCTGAACATCGTAATACTTCTGCTGGCTCTGCTTCACGGCTTAAAACCGTTGCTGCCGTTATTTATTGGGTGGCTTTGGAGCCTTTAGCACGGCAGATGTTATCGAATCTAAGGGACGGTTTAGAAGACAAGACCTTCGTGCGCCTTGTTGGTCTTAAAAAGGCTGTTGAAGGTCAAGAGTTTGTTTCTGTGACTCGTGAAGACCTCGTTGGCAATTATGATTTCGAGATTTTTGATGGCACTCTGCCGTCAGAACGCTCATACACTGCTCAGGCTTTGGAAGAAATCTTGAGTGGTTTGATGAAAAACCCAGAAGCCACGGTAATGTTCGGCCTCGATCCACGTAAGATTTTATTCGAGATCATGGAACTTCGTGGTATTCGCCATCCAGAAAGGTTTGAGCTTGACAGAGCAATCACTAACCCTCTCGCAGCGTCTACGGGGGCTACAAACACTAATGGAGAACCCGTTCTTCAAAGAGGTGCTGGCCAACCTCCAGTCGGAACAACGAACGGCGATACAGGAGGCTATTGATGGCGACGTTAACCAGAACAACGAGCATTTTCGCCAAGTTGGCTTGTTCAAAGGTCTTGGACGGGTGGAAAACTTGGTCGTAGAAATGATAAACGAAACACAAGAAAAACTAAAACAGGAGCAAATGTATGAGCGGACAGAATGAAAACGCGGTAGGCGAGGAAGAACTGAGGCCAGATGGTTTGCCGAATGCGGTTGAAGGTGAACAGGACGTAAGGGCTGATGACGGCGTTAAAGGCGCTGATGATAAGGTCGTTGATGATAAGGTCGATGATAAACCAACTACTGAGGAGCGTATCACGGCTGTTCTTGAAACCCTCGTATCGAAGCGTGATGATAGCACCACAGACAAACCCAAAGAATACACTCAAGATGAAATCGACCAGCTTTTGCAGGTTTACAAACCGAGCGAGAAGCTAATTACGGACTTGCGAGCGGAAGACCCTAAGATTGCTGTTGGTGCTATTAAAGAGCTTGTTGCGGGCGTTATCAAACAAGCTAACACAATGGCCGACCTCCGTATCCAGCAAATCGTCGGAGACCTTCGTGAGAAGGAGTTGACACCGTTACAACGCTACTATCAAGAAGCCGCGGCAGCGCGCGAGGAACAGACGTTCTATTCAAAGAACGAAGACCTCAAACCTTACGAACTCATCGTTAACGCGGTGACAGAAAAACTCGAACGGTCTGGCAAGACCTTCGA